CATTATCATATTTAATATAGTCTCTTGCTTTCTGTAATACTCTATCTTCCCATTCATCTGGATATTTTCTTTTAGCAAAGACCATATAGTTGTATAAGAATCTATCTCTTGCATCTGGTAATTTTTGTTTAGTTCTATCTATGTCTCCACATATAAGACCTAAACATGGTGGCCCATCCTCAAACTCTAGTGATTGATTCTTTAGCTCCCGGTTTATTAGATCTGCTCCTAAAGTTTTTAAATTTTCTGATGACTGTGCATTTAAGTTTATGACTTTAATAAATGTATCAAAGTCCATTTCTTCTCCGTCTGGTTTTACAGCCACTCTATCTTTCTTATTGTAATATGGTAAATTTATAAAATTACCTGATGGTCTTTTACCATCACTAGAATCTAGTGAAGTTTGTTTTGGATATATTTCTGTGTTGGATGGTAAACCAAATATAAATAATAATTTTTCTAAAAATTCTCTAATCTCAGATGCTTTTATTTTTTCTTTTGTAAATACATATAAATGTAATCCACCACTTTTTGATTTGACTGGAATCACTGGTAGATTTTTTTCTGTAATTATTTCTAAATATTTTTTTAAATTAAAATTAGTGTAGCTTTTTGGATCTATATCTATTGCACCAAATATAGATGTGCCTTCATCATCGCAAGGATTTATACCTATTGATTTTTTTCCTGTTAAATGGTCTTCGTAATCTTGATCTGTAATTTCTTTTTTAGCCCAACCATAATCTTTTGGGTCAAATTTAATTTTACCTGATTCGTCTTTATATCCTCTTTCAATATTACAAAATCCGTAATTACGTTTTAAACCTGTAAAATATTTTATAAAATCTTTCATAGTGTAGTGGGCGACTCCACTCTCGCTTTGCCGCCCATCGTTGCAACTGTTCCCATAGGGAATTAGACAATGTTCTCCGTAGAACCATTGCTTTCATACTTTGGTTTAGCAGAACCTTTTGCTACAGTCTTCTGTAACTCTTGAGCTGCTACGTATAAAGCAGAGTCTTCTTTGTTAGATACATCTAACATTCTGACTTTTGATGGCTTGTATACATGCCAACTTTTGCTGCCTGCAGTTTTGCCAACTGTTTTTAAGTTGAACATTGCTGAGAAAGCTGCCGGTTGAAATGTACCTTTTGCATCTGTCATCCTTAAATTGGTGATCAGATTATTTAGTTCCCTCGCCGGTGAAAGATTAGACGATCTCATTGGAATGACAGCCGGTCTAGATTCATTTCCCATAACTACCATCACATAGAAGTATGCAGTTTTCTCTACATAATTTCCATTTGGTAATCTGTATCTACCGTTTCTTTCTTCTACTGCATCTGCCGGAATCTGCATGTGAGTTCCAACTGGAGCAGAAGCACTATCACCTCTCTCTTGCCATTCAGGATATCTAGTTTGAGCATGAGCAACGATTATATCGATACCTTTACCCTCACCATCTATCAACTGACCAAGTGATGAAGCATAGATCATTCCTGGTTTAGATCCTTCTACATATTTAGGATCTCTTTGATTACACTCTGGAGAAAGTTGATGCAGAATTTTCAAGATAGGTGTGGACACATCTTCTTGTTTTATTTCTTCCGCTCCTTTTCTAGAGTCTTCTCTCATGTTTACTACAGCTAGAGATCCGCTGTTTTGTTTGACTAGTTCAGTCATTTTTCCTCCTATTGAGTTATTAGTTTATTGTTTTACTTTTTACCTTTTATTTTTGTTTGATTTCCATCAAACGTCCAAAAAAGATCTTCTGGAACTTCGTTTCCTTTGTTCTTCCAATCTTCCATGGTTACTTTTAGGGTCATGGCATGAACCGCCTCTTTTTGAGCCGGCTCAAAGCCTTGACCTTTTGCAAGGGTGGCATAAGCCAGTGCCTTGTTTTCTTCGCCTTGGCCAAAGGTAACAGTGATATCATTTTTAATAATATCACCGAGGCCATTGTTTCGAAGCCATTGATATGCCTCTGCTTTTTTATCAGCTTTTATTGTGGCACTATAAATTTTTTTAATAGAAACTTCTGATCCATCTTTTAATGTAAGTGAACTTAAGTTCATGTCTTCCATTAACTTAGGTATAACAACACCAGACTGAACTTTCTCATCTGATTTTAAATCTTTTAGTTTTTTTTCTGCTTCTTGAATTTGAGCTTGTATAGATTTTAATTTTTCTAGCTCTTCTGATAGTTTTTCTGGATCAATAACATCGCTCTGATCCGGCGCATCTTGTCTTAAATCAATCATGTACTTTCCTTTATATGTTTATTAGTTTAAATTTTTAATATCACTTCTTTATATAAAGATGTAATTATTAATGTCAACTAATATTTTGAAAGTCCATCTCAATTGGATAGTATGACATTTGTCTTCTATCCCATTTTAATGTTTTGTACTTTCTAAATTTTATAGCTAATATACTGCCAACAGTTTGTATTAAATTAGGATCACCATAATTTAAAATATAATCTTCTTCTGGATTAAAATTTTTTAGTTGTTGATTTATTTCAATAATTAAAGGCCCTGGTGATAATTGCATTTGTGCTAATCTTTTATTCATGACCACAATCTCGCCATATTTTAAAGCAGGCGTAATATCAAACTTAGGCTTGTTAATCTTAGCGGGATCATCGCTATATTTAATTAATGGTATTTCTTGAACTAAATAAACTTTTGACATTGACTTTCTTTTTCTATCCTATATATAGGATATTAGAAAGAAAAGTAAAGATGTTTTATAAATTTAAAACCAAACCGTATCAGCATCAGCTAGATACATTAAAAGAATCTTGGGATAAGGAAAACTATGCCTATTTTATGGAAATGGGTACAGGTAAATCTAAGGTTCTTTTAGATAATGCTGCTATGTTATATGACAAAGGCAAGATAAATGCTTTGTTAATTATAGCACCAAAAGGTGTATACAAAAATTGGTATGACTCAGAAATACCAACACATTTACCAGATCATATATTTAAAAAAATGGTGCTTTGGAAAACGTCTGATAAATCTGCAAAACAAAAAAAGAATTTAAATACTTTATTTCAAACAGGAACAGAGTTTCACATATTAATAATGAACGTAGAAGCTTTTTCGTCCGGGGATGGACCTGCGTTTGCATATAAATTTTTATCTGCACACAATGCGATGATAGCTATAGATGAATCTACAACTATAAAAACACCTACAACTAAAAGAACAAAGGCAATATTGGCTCTTAGAAAAGACGCTAAATACAGAAGAATATTAACAGGATCTCCTGTAACTAAATCACCTTTAGATCTATTTAGCCAATGCCAGTTTCTTGATCCCTGGCTCCTAAACCATCAATCTTATTATA